AAAAAAAGAAGTTCAATATTTAGAAAAAAAAGAAAATATCAAGAAACTTCTTGAGTCTTTAGGGTATGAAAATATATTGAGATATATGATCGAAGATTTAGATAATATTGAAGATGTCAACAATACACAAAGTATGTATCTCTTTCAACTCATCTCCGCACTAGAAAATGCTCTAGAGATATATCCAAGAATTCAAAATGCCTAAAGAAACCAAACCATTAAAATATCTGTCTGTGTTACCAGAAAAGAAAAAACAGATAGCGAATATCTATAAAGATTATCAAGTTACAGAACATATTGAAGAACTTTATCATCTGATAGAATATCAAATGAAAATAATTTCCGATCAACGTAGGCAAATTATTGCTGATAAACACAAAGACGCTTGGAAGAACTATTATAAATCACTAGAAACATACAATGAATCTGAAAGAAGGTATTTTACAGAGGAAGAATTAGGAGCAAGGAAGTGCTAACAAGCGAACAAATTAAAAACAAATTGGCATATATAGTAAATCAGTATTTTGATGAAAATAAAAGTGTTGCTGTTATAGCAGAAGAACTGGGTACATATGCTAATAAAATTAGAAGAGCATTGATTAATGCTGGATATTCTTTAAGAAGCAAAAGAGATGCACAGATAATTGCTTTAAGGACAGGAAGGATTGCCCATCCAACAGAAGGTACTCAAAGATCGGAAGAAACAAAAGATGCCATAGCAAATTCAGTTGCAAATAGTTGGTCTAAGATACCTAAAAAAGAATTAGATAGGCGGAGAAAATTAGCCAAGAAACTTTGGCAAAATAAATCAGAATCGGAAAAACAATCTATGCACGACAAAGCCGTGTTAGCAGTAAGAAAAGCAGCAAAAGAAGGCTCTAGACCAGAAAAGTTCTTAATGAAGAAACTAAAAGAGCATAAATATAAATATATTTTTCATGCTAAAGAGTTATTACCAAAGCCAAATAACCATGAATTTGATTTCTATTTACCTGAATTAAATACTGTTATAGAAATAGATGGTCATTTTCATAGAAATTCTGTTTGGGGTTCAGATAGTTTAAAAAGTATGCAAGAATTAGATAACAGGAAAAATAAATTGCTGCTAGACAATGGATATTGTATTATTAGATATCAACATGAAGCTAAAGAAACAACTAGAGTAGGACTCAATAAAATGTGGGATATTATAGAGTCTACAATTAGAGAAATACAGACAAAATTTCCAAACAAAAACAAAAGACTTATAATATTGGAGGATGACTGAACTATGAAATGGTCACTAATTAAAAGTTGGGCTAAAGATCATGGATACACTAGTTTTAGAGAAAAAACAGATAGAGTTGACAACCCTAATGAATATGATTATTATTGGGGTAAGACAGATGACCCCGCTGTAACTGGTTGTGCAATTAGTGTGAGTAAACTTGCTACAGACATTTATAATCACATGACAGATAATAGGTTTGTAGAACATCAAAAACTATACCAACAGAACAACATATCGCAAATAGATAATCGTCAAGATTATTTTTTAAAATGATTACCTTGTCGTTAAGTAGTATAAAACACAAATACACATTATGGTATTCTCCCAAAAGTGCCTGTTCTTTTATTAGATATTTGTTTTTACATTTACATCACGATGAACATCCAGAATTAAAACTAGAAATATCTTCAATACATCGTTTAAATTATACATATATAGCGCCAGATAAACCATTTTTTAATCACGTTATATTCACTAGAAATCCATATGATAGAGCAGTAAGTATGTATGTGGACAAGTACTGTAAATCTAATGCTCAAGATAAATTCGCCAAGAATTTACCCAAAGACTTAACATTTAATATGTTTTTGGACAACATTAAAAAACATAAACACAAGCTATTAAATAATCCGTTCAGTCATTTTTCATTGCAAATATCAAATAAGCCTAATACTGGGATCATGCATAAACTCAAATGCGAAGCATCTCCAGAAAATATTATTGATTATTACACAAAATACATAGGACTCAATAAGTCTAAAATATTAAATGCTTTAAATTTTGTTAATTCAAATATTAATAGTACTAATTACGGAGAGAAAAATACGCAAGCATCAAATATTGACTGGTACAATAAGCGAATACATAACACAAGACGTTCTTTTCTTGATAGCAAGGCCAAAGCAAAAATTTATAACATATATGAACAAGATTTTGATGCATTAGGATATGAGAGATGACAAAACAAAACACAGACGATAAAATAAAAACACAATCTATAACAATTAGTACAATAATTGGCAAGGCTATAGAGGCTATCGTTGCCTATGTTGTTCTATGGTTTTTTGAACCAGTATGGAAAAAAATAGTTAAATGGTGGAAAGGCGAAAATGAATCAGACAATTAAATTAATTAGTGTTACTCCAGATGCCGAAAAGCATATGGCATATTGTGCTAGAGTTTCAAATCCAAACAATCAAGAAAATGAAAATATTTCTCGTCTGCTTGGTTATTGTATTAAACACGGACACTTCTCTGTATTTGAACAGGCTTTTATGACTCTTGAGATTAATACTACAAGAGGTTTAGCTGCACAAATATTACGACATAGAAGTTTCACATATCAAGAATTTAGCCAAAGATATGCTGATACTTCCTTTCTTAGTGAACAAATACCATTATTTGAATTGCGTAGACAAGACGATAAGAATAGACAGAATAGTATTGATGATATAACAGATGAAGTTAGATCCAAATATAATGTTCTAATTAGAGAGCATTTTGCAAAAGCCAAGGGGTTGTATGATCAAATGCTCAAAGACGGTATTGCTAAGGAATGTGCTAGATTTATTTTGCCACTAGCAACTCCTACCCGATTATACATGAGCGGCACTATTCGCAGTTGGATTCACTATATATCTCTGAGAGAAAAGAACGGCACTCAAAAAGAACACATGGATATTGCTAAAGAGTGCAAAAAAATATTTTGTGAACAATTTCCTACAGTAGCAGAAGCATTGGGCGGCATAACTAAAGATTGGAGTTAATTATGATATTAGAAGTAGAAATTACTCCAGAAATATTCACTGAAGCACAACAAAGAAATCATGAATATTATAAGCGTTTTGGCAACACAGGTACTCACAGAACAAATAAAGATCGTCAAAGAATGACAGGATATCTAGCAGAGGCTTGTATTCGTTCAAAATTTCCATGTATTAAATACAGCGATGACTACAATGTTGACTTTATGCTAGAAGATAGCACTATTGATTCAAAAGCACAAGGATGCAACAGTAGACCAAAAGATTTTTTTAGTGCTACACTATATGAGGAACAAAAAAATAGAGATACGGACTATTATATTTTTAGTAGAGTAAAGAACGACTTTAGTATGGCTTGGATATGCGGAATAATTTCCAAACAAAAATTTTTCAAAATTTCACAATTAAAACAAGCTGGACATCAAACCAATAACTTTACTTATGATCAAAGCAGATATGAATTAGAATACAAAGATTTGGGCGATATGTATGCTTTCATTGATTGGCATAAGTCTGTTAAAGTTTGACTTGACAACTGCCGATATTTAGTTTATAATCGGAGAAAAGGAGCAAATTATGCGTTTTGGCTTGTGCTGTATATCGTTAGACCTTCAAGAACTTGAACAGCCGCTCAAGTTTCAGACAATGACCTATAAACGGTTTAGCCAATTAGACCGTAGTGAAGCACTATCCATACTAGGCGACCGCATCTTAAACAATATGCTTGTAACCAATGCTACTATTCAGCATTGTGCAGATAATGATATGTGTTATCGCATTAGTAGCGATCTGTTTCCGCTGATGACATATCAAGCGGCTAATATCGAATGGGAAGAACTGCCTAACTATGATCAAATTGACGAATCATTTGATGAAATAGCATACACAATACAACAAACTAATGTTCGTATTAGTTGTCACCCCAGCGAATTCAATGTTTTAGCATCTACCAATACCGATGCAGTTGATAGAACCATTACAGAACTAAATTTTTACAGCAGTTTCCTTGACAGAATTGGTTGTCCTGCCGATTATAATTCGCCTATGAATTTACACATCAATAATCGACAAGGAAGTAACGATGAAGTTGTGGATAGATTTATTAAAAATTTCGATAGACTTGACGATAATTGCCGCAATCGTCTTGTTGTCGAAAATGACGATAAACTTAATTGCTGGTCTGTTAAACAATTAATAGAGGATTTTCATTCCAAAACTAACATACCAATCACGTTCGACTATCTACATCATGCTTGTCATTCTGACGGTTGGACAGAGCAACAGGCTATCAGATTTTGTTATTTGACTTGGCCTACAAAACCCCTGTTTCATTATAGCGAAAATATTCCAGATCATCCTAATCCTCGTAAACACGCCGATTATGCATCAAAAACTTTCAATACTTATGGATTAGACTTTGATGTAGATATGGAATTAAAAATGAAGGATAAAGCCATAGCCCAATACCTAGAAGGTGTATTAGTATGAGTGGGTGGTTAATTGCATTTACTGGACTTATTTACCTGTATGTAGCAATTGAACAACTGTATAATCATAAAAATGTTGGAATGTTTATAGCATATCTTGGTTATGCATTTTCTAATATTGGATTATATTTACTAGCCTCTAAATAGGAGATAGTTATGAAAGAACCGAAAAGGATACCTCTTGATCCATCTACTCCCACAGTTAAAAACGTAAAAACAATTCCTATGCCGCCTATTTATCCAGAAAGTATGCGGGATGATGTTTGTAGCAAAGAAGCGGCTACTTGTTTCTGGAAATTTATTGCCAAGCATAAAGAATCCAGAGACAATTGGATGAAACAAAAAAATGAAAATAATAAAGAGAGCGATCAAACTTAGTTACGATAGATTCCATCCCAATCCTTATCAACGCAGATATCATTTTGCTATTGCTTTCGATGTAAATAAACCAATCGCTATTGCACAAAACAATCCAATAAAAATAAATCACAAGGCTTACAAGATAGGCCAAAAATTTAATATTCAAAAATATCAGGAATTCCCGTATTCTCATGCTGAATCTCATCTTGTATCTAAATTACTTGATACATATAATACCATTCGTTCTGATTGGTCACTTGTTGTACTCCGTATTAATAGACAGGGAAAGATACTACTAAGTAAACCTTGTGATAATTGTCAAAGTATTTTAGATGCTGTGGGATTTAGCAAGATATATTGGAGTATAGACAGAAATACTTTCGGCTACGGATCAAAAGAATTGATTCAAGTTTGACTTGACAGATGCCGATACTTATGGTATACTAGAGGAAATCAACTTTTCACAGGAGACTACAAGATGCCAAAAGGTAAGAAAACTTGCGATAATTGCGGAACACTCACTGGCCCAAGAGCATATATGTGTCCATCTTGCCAGACCCCATTTATGTTTGCTGTTCAAAGCAAAGAAAAGAAAAATACTCGAATTATTCGTAATTTTGATTGGCATGAATTAGAATCTGGAGATAAAATCAAGGTTACTGGAGGCCCATATTACGTTAAGGCCGGAGAATTTATTCCCATGGGATATCGTGGTAAATTTACTGTTGTAAGTTTAGACGACAAAGGAATTATAGGATATAGCGAAAAAGGCGGGTACTGTCATATTTATATGGGGAATGATGTGCAGTGTCCAGAAACAAAAGTGTGGAAAACCAAACACAAATTAATGAAACTAAAACCAAAACTGCAAAAGGTGTAAAACATTATAACTTTTAATATCTTGGAGATATAATGCCACCAAAAAATCAACGCAAAGAAAGAGAGAATGTTAGAGTTATTACTACTCCTAGTGCATATGGTAGTCACTCTAGTATGGTTGTGGATATAGATAGTGAAGCAAGAGGTCACAATGTTCCTCAAGACAAAGTAATCTGCCAAGACGAAAAAGGCTATTATGTCACCTATAAAAAAAGGATTGATAATGGCTTATCTGATCCTTGTCGATATGCCTGTCCTTTATGTAGATTTAGTGAATTAAATATTATTTTTTCCGATTGGAAAATTTTAAAATAACCGGCCAACTTGACAAAACTACAAACAAACACTAACATAACGTAAGATAAGACTTTAGTGAAGTGGCAACTAATGTCTTATTGTTTTTGAGGAAAGGCCACTATTAAAGGTGCTTAAATATGACTAAGCAGGATCGAGTAATTAATTATCTTCGCAAGGGTAAGACTCTCAGCCAAGATAGTGCTTATAGTATGTTTGATGTTGGTAATCTTAGAGCCACTATCAGTGACATTAAGCCGACATTAAAATCTGAAGGTTTTGCTGTTGTGCGTACTACTGGTAGACAAGGCGAAACAAGGTATGGTGCAACCGCCATCAAGACGAAGGCCAGAAAGACCAGACGATAAATAAATTTAGATGATATCCCAGTAAAAGCCCAAGGGTGTATCTATTATCCAGATACAGATAGTTCGGCTTGCTATCCTATCATCATCTAATGCGGACGGGGGCGTAAAGGTTTCGACAGGTAAATAGAAGTATAGATTGCATCGACTGGTTGATCTAAAGGCCAGTTTAAAAATAGATCAAAGTTTCAATTGCCGATACTTCTGTATTAGCACTCGCTGCTTAGTGAGAGGGGTTGCATAAACCTTTTTACCCAATTAT